GCCTTGGTAAGAATGTTATCCATTGAATCGTTAGTAGCAGCAAACTTGCCAAATACCGCACGAGCCAACTTGCCATTGATGTTCTCATAGCGCAAGCCTTTACTTGCAATGACAGCACCTTTACCTAAGAAGCCAGTAACTGTCAATGGGTCAATGACTGTTGAAGCAACAGCATCTGACATGCCAGAAATAAACTTACCTGTGTATTGATTGTTAAAAGCAACCTTACGGTCATCAGGATTAAACAAGTCAAAGCCCGCTGACATAAAGCGTAGGTTGTTATCAGTCCAGTCTTGGAACCAACCGCTACGGTCTGCAGCGTTTTTACCAGGACTTAAGACAGAAAGTGCTGCCTCGCCAATAGAAATCTTGTCTTTGTTTTCATTAACGCGTTGCTTATATTGGTCAAAAGTTTCGTCAGCGTTTTTGAACTTGTTGTACATCATTGGTGTATCAAGGATGCCCTGTTCAATTTTCTGCCGTGCCCAGCCACCAGCCTCGTAAGACTTCTGACCTACAGTAAGCAGACCCTGTACGGCACCACGAAGTGGAGTAGTACCAATCTTTGCAACATCTTTAATGACATTTAAACCATCTACATACCATGGGTCATTGTTAGATAATGAGTTAGAAACATCGTGGATAAGACCAGGAATACCAGTAAAGTCAACAACGCCCTTGGTTATTTTACCAAGTGTATTTGTCCAACTCATTGATTAACACTCGCTGAAAGAACTTGTGACTCAAGCCAGCGTACATAGTTACGAGTTGAGTTAGTTGACTGTGGTGATTCAGCAATCCGCTTATACATAGGAAGCAGCGCTGCTAACTTTGCAATATCTTCATTGTTCTGTGCAGCAAGCATCATTGTTGACTGCAACGCTTCTGGTCCCGCGCCTGGTCCTAGAGCAGCACCATTGGTTACTGGTTCTTCTGGGCGTTGTGTCTTTGCATCAAGTGGGATAATTGGATTACCACTTGGCATAACAGGCGCTACACCTGAACGACCTTGTGGGACATTGACACCAGACTTATTCATCTTTGCAGAAGTTTGTAGTTCCATATTCTGCTTACCTTCGCCATAGGCTCCGCCAGACATGTACTGTGCTGGTTGTCCTTTTGACCCTGCTCCGCCTGTTGCGGATACTTGAAAGTTACTAGATGCTGCTTGTGCCATGTGTTTGTCCCTCGCTAGAAAGCGTTAGTGAAATTTGTTGAGCAGTTTTTACTCTTGCTCAGGAGGGTTCGCCACTTATTTATAGTTGCTGTACGGTCGCAACTGCGCGAAACTTACTTTGTTCCTCGTGTACCCTTAGGTTGTTTTGTGAACATTGTGATGGTTGCGCCAGGCTTTGAAGCCTTTGGCACACCACCAGTGCGAGGTTGCTGCACATTTACCTTACCTGCAGAACCCTGATTAGCAGGCTTTGATGCCTTGCCAGGTTGATTCTTTGGCATTACTGGATTTCCGAACTTAGCCATGGTTTACCCTCCTTCCTATACTGGGATTCGTCTTGCGACTGCTGCTTGTAGATTTGGTTCTCCACCGCGACCTAGGGAAGCAAGTAGAGTCTGAACATCTGGGCGACCACCTGGTGCTATCTGTCCAGGGGCTACGCCCTGCATACGACCAGTTTCTGACATACCCATTGGTAAGCCTTCCGCGCCACCTGCTGGAGCCTCACCTGGCATGCCTTGTTCTGGACTTACTGTCGCAGGGGCAGCAGCAGGGGCGGGAACCTCTGGTTGAAACGCCTTTTGAATGGAAATCTCTATAGGAGTTCCCTTTTGGCGTTCGCTGATTACGAAAGAAAGTTTGCGTAGGATGTCGGATGGGTCCTGTCCTTGTGATGCAAGGGCTGGAATTGCTTGTGCATAGGATGCGATTGCCTGTTTCATGGCATCGCGTAGTTCTTCTGTCTCAACCTTTTCTTCTTCTTGTGTTGCATTGAAGGAGAATGGCATTTGACGGCGTAAGAAGTCACGAGAAATCAACTTATCGCCACGCGCTTGTAGTCCAAAGACTAGTGCGCGGTTAGGGTCAAGTCCTGCCATAAGTCCGTATTGAACATCAACGGTGTAATCACCCTTAATATCACGGCTTGGCTTGTACTTGATGTCGTAAGGTGTACCGTTATAGATACCCTTAAGTTCTTTTTCTACATCTGGGAAAACTATCTCAGCAACTTTAAGTGAAAGTGCTAGTAGTTCTGTAAATGTACGGGCAAACATTGAGTGTGCTGTCTTGATTTGTGTATCAAAACCACCCATAAGTGCCTTAACACCCTGACCTGTAATGATAGAAGCATCAGATTGACCTGCTCGTACTTCTGGAAAACGAGAACCTAGGCGCAGTTCGCTTTCAAGAACCTGAGACTGTGCGAACACATTAGCAGGTAGGTCAAGCGGAACTCGTCGAATCTCGTTAGGCTTGCTGGAACGCATAACTGCATCTGGTCCAAGGGCTAACTCATTTGCATCCTGAGGCATTGCAATAGGTGCCTGAACGGATTTGGTAGCAGCCTCAAGAGCAAGGAGCGCATAACGCGCTTTTGCTACTTGTATTGCTAACACATCATCAAATTGACCGCGAGTTTGGTCATCTAGTGATGGTCGCTGTACCACACGAATCATTACTTCACCCATAAGGTTGGGCGCTCTATCCAAAACAAGGTTGTTTCGGTTAGGCATAAAGATAATATCTTGGTCTTTATCGTGATAACGAACAATCTCAGACATTGAAGATGCTGTGTTCTTATCATAAATGATATGTGCTACTTCTGGATAGCGTGCCATAAGTTCTTCTGTAGGCTTAAGCATGCGCTGGAAGAACATCTGTACGCGACCATAGCGGTCAACTACAGGATATGCACCAATAGAATCAAGGAACTTGATGCGTGGCATCATTTCATCGCCATCAATTTCAACCTGTGCAGGAACAAATCCATAAGTTACATAACGGTCAGCAGCAGTAAACATCTGTGACTGTAGGTCAGAGAAGTTGACAATACCGTTGATAATCTCACCACGCTTGTCAGCCTTCTTACGCTTATCTTCTGACACCATTGATGTAGATGTGCAAGAGAAAGATGGCAAAGGTGCAATAACTTCTGCAAGGTCACGGGCAGCAATATCAACCATGTTTGCCACGATAGGGTTCTCAAAAGGACCATCGGGGAAAAGGTCTGGGTAGACATCGCGCATCTTTCCTTGGCGAACCTGTAATACCTGGTTCATACGCTGGTCGCGGTCATCGTACATCTTGCGATAGCGGTCGTAGGTATTCTTGATTTCATCTATGGAAAGCGGCATATCCACCTCCTATCTTAGTAGTTAGTTGCGTAGTCAGATAAGTTAACTGTTATCTGTTGTGCTCTATCGTATTTTGTATGGAACATACTTGCGCGTGAATGTGTACGAGCAAAGTAAGTTGCATTAGCAATTCTGTCTCTGGCTGCAAGTTCGGCAAACCAGAACGCCATCACGCAGTCAGTCTTTTGTGATTTAGGCGCATCGGGGTACCATGTAATCAACTGCTCAATCAAAGCCTTTAAACCTTCGGAAGCGTGAGTAGATGGGAACTCAATTAGATTAGTGCCATCCTCATAGCCATGGAACAATGTAGTAAGAGATGCCACACCGAAGTCTGTATCCCACTTGTTGTTTCCAGTATGATGTTCTTTGAGTGTGGCACCTCTCGCTGATAGGTATTCCCGTACCTCACGGTCCTGAGTCAACATAGCCTGAAATGCATTTTTCTCAACACGCCACTCAGAAATTCCGTACTTGTCTGTCCAGTCTTTCATCAGTTCTCTGATGTGGTCTGGCTTCATGCCAGGGACATTGGATACATCAAGTAAATATCTTTTTTGATTTGCAATATCAATACCTAGGCAAACGGCTGCAGTGTAACCAGCCATCGCAGGGTCAAGACCTGCAACTACAATAAGTCCATCCATACCTTCGGGACGATTGCCCGCTTTGTTCTTAGGAATGATTCCAAAGTTACGAGCGCCATTGATGACACCTTTGACGGCATCTCCTGGAAAGGCTGAGTCCTCGTGTACCTGTTGCTGTTGGTAAACCATTGCCCAAAGATTAGGAGACATACGGCTACGCTTTTTAGAAAGAGCCTCGCCATTCCATTTATCGTAAAGCCCATTCTCATCTGGTATGCCTCGTCCAGATACAGGTGGCATGTTAGTCTTTGCCCAGAGGGTTACCCAGTCTTTGGTATCTTCTTTAAATTCTAATACCGCAGGTTGTGCAAAGTATGTCCATGGTGACTTCTCATCTGGATAGCGCATAGGGTCGCGCAATTCAGAGTACAAGTCCTTAGGGCGAAGGCGTGTGCCTACGACAAGAAGTTTTCCGCCGTCATAGTCAATACGCGACATAACTTCAGACTGAATCCAGTCAATTTGCTTTTCGTACTCATGGGCGTTGGTATGGTCAACACAGTCGTCCATGATGATGAGGTCAGCACGAGCACCGTAGATATGTCCACGAACACCGATAGCCTGTACGGTTGGGTCCTTCTCACCAGAGTTACGAGCCTCTGACGATAGGTAAATTAGGTCCTGCTTCCATGAATCAGAATTCTTTTCAAATCCGCCTGGAGGTCCAAAGGCGAGGTGTAAATCCTGATAACGAGGATGTGTGAGTCTGTTCTTAATGGAGAGCAGGAACTTTTGCGCCATAGCCTGAGTCTTGGATACAACCAAGATACGGATGTTAGGGTTACGGCAAATTTGATATACGGCATAGTTGACCGTAATGGTTGTAGACTTGGCATGCTCAGGTGGGGTGTTGACAATCAACAGGTCTGGGTCGCCAGGTTCGTATGTAATACTTGGGTGCACATTGGAAGGTTGTTGACCCTCCAATAAATCTATCCAATGCTTCTGATGGGTAAAGACATCTACCCCGAGGTACTTGGATGAGAACTCTGAAAACGGAGGCAGTTCGACAGCACCTGTCTGTAGTTCGCCTCGGGCGGTCATAGACCGTACCTTGTCAATCTGTAGGGCGAAACTAGGGTCTGTCTTACGATAGTATTCGTAAGTCTTAACTGACCGTCCTACGGCATCCATCGCCTTCTGAACGGAGTAGCCCTCCATAAGAAATTCAATAACTTGCTTCTTGATAGCATCTGATTTGTGAGATGCTGCAGTAGTTCTTTTTCTTTCCATGGGCATAGTGGCGAATTCGCTATATGTTAAATTCGCAGTATTCCTTTCCTAACCGTAGGCTGTAGCCCCAAGGCGGAAGCCGAAGGTTAGGGCAATACATAGGGAGCCAGCCTAGGGGGCTGGCGACTGCAGTGGAGGGGCTACAATAATTACGCCCCTCACTATACTATTAGGTGTCCGAAGCCACCTAATTGGACACTTTATTTCAAAGTATTTTTTGTTACTTACTTCACATACTGCGCCACTGTAAAAGCGCAGGTCAGAGCACCACATGACGACCCCTATCAAAGTTATGTGGGTAGATACACACACACACATACACACGCATATTTAAAACCCTAGGGTGCGTTGCACCCGCAAAGTCTCCGCTACTTACACAAGCAAGCAGGGCAGGGCTAGGCTTGGCAGGCTTTCAAGCGGTGCAGGCGCTAGATTGCAGGCAGGCTTTTACTAGCAAGCAGGCGCGCCCTAATCGCGGGGGGACGGGGAAGCACAGGCGCACGCTTGTGTGCGTGTCTCATTATGTGAGACAGACACACGCTCAAAGGCATGTGATGTATCTCACAAAGTTTTTTTAGAAATGTCCGATTTGTCGGTTGACACCGCATGCATGAGCCATGATTTGATTCTCTCATCGCTTAAGTCACAAGGGCTTAACGAGAACAGGAGAACAGCAAATGACAACAGCAACAGCAACCAAGGCAGGCAAGACAAGCAAGGCGGAGGCGCTTTCAACAATCACCAAGGCGCTTGAATCTGCACATGAACTCATCAAGGCAGAAACAGGGGCACCTCGCGCAACAATCCTTGTGACCCGCAATCTCAAGGGTGCCAAGGGTCATTTTACCCCTTACACACCTTGGAACAATGGCGGAGAATCTTTCAATGAGATTGCTTTCAATCTTGAGCATTTCACAACACCCGAGGAACTACTTTCAACCCTCCTCCATGAAACCGCTCACTCACTCAATCACATGAACGGCGTGGAAGATTGTTCAAGCAACCAATATCACAACAAGCACTTCAAGACTCAAGCCGAGGCGTTAGGTCTTAAGACAATAGAAGTGAAAGGCAAGGGACATGCAGCAACAGAACTCACCGAGATTGCAGCCAAGCGATGGAAGAAAGCCCTCGCAATCCTTGCCAATGCATTTGACCTTGTGGCAATCGGTGGCGAATCTGCCAAGCCTAAGGGTCGCAACACCAATCTCATCAAGGCACAATGTGATTGTGAAAACACAATCCGATTGAGTCGCACCGTCTTAGAAATCGGCGTGACATGCAACCAATGTGAAGAAATCTACAAGGAGGCATGACTTAAGACACAACAGCCCCCGCCGAAAGGGTACGGATTCACAATCCAACGGGGGCACGAACTCTCAACCTCAAGTTGAGGGTTAGGTGTGATGAACATCACATCGAAAACGCTAGGTTTCTATCGGATTCGATGAGAAGATTGCACCAAGCAAGACCACAACAAGCACCGCGCATGTTGTGACTTAAGATGGGAGATAAAGCAGATGGCAACAAGAAGCACAATCGGAATCCGCCAAGCGGATGGCACAATCAAGGCAATTTATTGCCATTGGGATGGATACCCTGACGGGGTAGGTGCTGGCTTAAGACAGAACTACAACAGTAAGGAACAGGCAGAACAACTCATCGCCCTTGGTGGATTCTCTGCACTCATGGACACGATGGAAGAAACCAAGGCGGGAGCCTATGGCACAGAATCAGACAGCGCCCGCACATTTACAGGCGAGGGCGATTGGTTCGAGAACTTCAACGCAGGCGAGGAGTATTTCTATCTATACACCGAGGGCACAGGATGGCGCTACTCACAAGGTGGAAACTGGGCATGTCTTAAGACAGAAGCGGAGGTGGCGTAATGCTTAAATTCTATGTGGTCAAGCGTGACGAGCGCGAAGGTGACGGATACAAGGGCATAGTGGATTTTGAGAGCGCCGAACAACTAGAAAGGTGGCTCTCATACCATCGCGGATACATCGAAGAACTACGCACCATCGGAGAGGTTGTGGCTTAAGACATGAGTACAGATACATTATTTGGAATCGCTATCAGCACCGCCGTCATCCTATGCCTTGCGGTTGCTTTCTCTCCCGACTTTGCTAATTGGTTGGTGAGCATGGGATTCTAACTTAAGACAGAAGACAAAATGTGATGGAAATCACAGCCCTAAATGCTTGACGAGCACGCGGTGAGCAAGGCACCATTAGGGCACAGATAGCAACACCGCTATCTAAAAGAACAGGAGAAGCAAGTGAAAAGAGCAGAACTAATAATCGGTAAGGCGTACTTCCTTGCCAAGAACAACGACTGGAACGATGGCTACAACAACGGCTACCGCCCAGACAGTTATGTAAACCTAACCCGCGTGGCAAAGGAATACACACGCCACAAGGTAATCGTTATAGAGACACAACTTAAGACAGAATACGACCGCAAGTATCGCACCCGCCTCGTGTTGGTTCGCAGAAACAACGGCGATGAGCAATGGGTCAACCTTTCACATATCCGTGGCGAGTTCGTTTCATGTATTAAGACAATATACAAGGTCAAAGGTTGGATAGATACCCGCGACCAAAAACATCAGGCACACCTACGCCGTAAGGTGGTACGCGAGCAGTATCAGCCAGCCGTTAAAGAACTCAACAACCTCATCGCCCAACTCACAGGGCAGGAGCGATTCAATTCCTACATTGACGACTTCGGATACCGCGAGACATATAAGAACTGGAAACTGGAGACAGTCCTCGCCGTAGTCAATGCAATCAAGGCAGGTATGGAGTCAGGTATTAAGACAGAACTAAGGGAGGTGGCGTAAATGACTAAGCCACTTATCTGCCACGCCTCAAATTGTGGGGCACAGACAGACGACACATGGTACTACTGCGAGGTACATCAAGGCACACTCTGCGGTGACTGCCTTATCCCTCTTGACCAATGCTCACATGCAAAGGAGTACAAGCGATGAGACTTAACAAGCGAGGCAAGCGAGTGCGTTCTGTCTTAATACTTATCGCCCTCACACTAGCGATTCAGTTCTACACCACACACCATCGCGTGTATGGCAAATGCCATCAGGCAAGCGAAGGCTGGACATGCACGCTTCTTAGATGGGAGCACAACTAATGAGCGATGATTCAATTTCATGGGGCGAACTGGCACAACTTACCCACGCTACACAGGTAGAGAGGTTTAACTTCTGTACTTGTGAGGAGAAAGAACAGTTCCCTTATGATGACTGCCCAAGATAATGTATTAAGACAGAATGTGACCAACATCACACGACAAATGCTTGACCTACTATGCCAACAAGTGGCAGAGTAATCACTACCAACTAGACAGGAGAAAACAAATGGCAACATGGACACACCCTAACGGGGACACAATCACAACAGAAGGCACCACCTATACAGTCACACAGAATGGCGAGAGCCGAACAGTGGATGTAGAAAAGTGGACAGCCAACGCAGAACAGTGGATGAAGAACGACATCAAAGATGGATACTACGCAGGGTTCGTACTTAAGACAGGAGATAACTAATGAGCGAAGTAGCAATCTATAAGTCAGGTAAAGAGTGGCGCGTGGCGCTCAACCCTAAGATTAACTGCCAGATTTACTGCGTAGCAACCAAGCAAAGAGCCATTGAATTAGCCAATGAATTACTACTTAAGACAGGAGATAACTAACATGGCACTACCAGAGCGCACACTAGAAGCAATCACCGAAGGTCATAAGCACATGGACTTCAACGAGAACGGAGAGATGACCAGCGCAAGCGGTATTGGCGTGGACTTATATGTTCTCGTCTCTCTCGTATCGTGGATTAAGTTAGAACTTAAGACAGGAATGAAGATGACAGCACGAGGTAGCACACTTAAGAAGGCTAACGAAATGCTAGGTACTAACTACAAGCGCAAGCAACAGGCACTTAACCACCTTGAATCTTTATTGTCAGTGCTTAAGACAGAAGATGAATCATGAATTCACTAGAGATGAAAGCCACACGCACCCTTGCTAAGCGAGCAAGAGAGCAACGAAACGCCAGCACAAATGATAAAGACTTTGATTACTGGCATGCAATAATGGAACAGTACGAAAACAAACTACAGACAGGAGAAAACAAATGAGTGAGCCACGCTACCTAGAAGGTGACGATGTTGCCTTAGGTATCAACCAACCATGCGATGTATGCGAAGCAAAAGATGGGGAG